GGACTACTTGTTGTTGCATACTCATTTTTCTCCTTTTTGTATTATTTAAATATAATATTATTAAAGTGAAACATAAAACTATTTTTCTTTGACATTAGGCATCCTACCTTGCTCGGTTTCTTTGACATCTCTAGCAACCTCTTTCATGTCCATTTGCAGTTGTTTTCTAGCTGTGTCATAATCACCTTTCATAAGATTTCTAAGTAATTTTTGTTGAGCTTGTGTATCTAATACACTCTTTTCACTCTCCATACTTCCAGTTCTAACCTTATCTTTAATGCCTGCTTGTACTAATTGTCGTTCTAATGTTTCTATAGTTCCATCTTTATCTTTCATGGCTTCTTCCATTTGCTGTACTTGAGATTGTAATTGAGAATACAATGACTTTCTTTGTAGTAATTGTTTCTTTCCTCTTATATCTGTTTCAGCAACCATAGCCACATCATCAATAAGACCAGATTGAAACCATCTAAAATATTCTTCAATCAAAGCCCATCTGTTAACAGGGAGTGTTGCTCCAGATACAATTCTTACATCAAATTTAGCAGATGAATAATCCATCCACTTTCCAACAGCTTGACCATAATCATTATAAATTGGAATATTAATTCTTATTTCTTTTTCTTGCTCTTCTGGACTTTGACCAGCTTCAGGCTGAACAATTCTAAATACCTTATCAATTTGATAGGTGGATTGAGCAATTCCTTTAAATACTTTTCCTAGATGTTCAAGAGCAGGCTCTACAGTATTACCCATCCAAGCCTTAATTCTTCTTGTTCCATATTCATCATTAGCTAACAAACCTCTATAAGTTTCAGGTTGTGCTCTTGCAATTCCCATCATTGATGAATGAATACCAGCAATGTATTCTATATCAGATTTACCTTCTTGTGTAACGCTATAAAAAGCATTATTTATACTAGCAGGTAAGACAGGAGTTGGAGGTTGAAACCCCTGCCTATATTTCAATAAAGCACCTGGGGCAGAAGCATATTGCTCCCACTCCCCTTCAGGTACAGAACCTTCTTCATACAACCATCTCAAGTTAGAGGCAAGGTTGGCATTATGAAGCATTATTTGGTGTGCCTTATTTATTTCCTGCTGTTTTCCTATTAATGGTGTAACAGCACTCATCGGATAAGGAGTGCCTGTATATGTGTAAGGGATAGGAACAATTGGATATTCTTTTTGGTCTAATAAAAACTCATACAAAAAGGTATCGTCACCAACACTACATACAAGTTTTATTCTTTCCTCGTAGAAATCAATAGCTTCAACTATGTTAGTAGAAACTGATTCATTCTTAATTAGAATATTGTATTCTTTTTTTGTAATAACCTTTTGTTCAATTCTTGTTGCTTTGTCTTGAGCCATAGACATTAGTTCAGCTCTTTTTTCCTGAATTGCTTGTTCAGCCATCGCCTGAGCACGTTCCATTTCAAGCTCTGCTCTTTCCTGTATTATTTCTCCAGACTCTAATGCTTCCTGTATTTGTTTTTGTTTTTCCAATAAAGATACTTCAGTTTCTTTTTGAAACTCTTCAAGTTGTACAGAAACAACTCTTCTTATTTCTTCCAGTTCTTCTTCTTTGGGAGGAATCTTTATAAATACATTAACGTATGGAATCTTTACCTTTTGGTAACATTCGTAGTATGCAACAATATCATCATCTTCGCCTTCTATTGTAAGACCCATTGTAATATCTTCAGGTAGTATACTATCAGATGTAACAGTATCTCTTTGAGAATAACTTACTGTTTCTGATTCTCCACCTGCGTTTTTAATCTTAGCTTTGTACTGAGGAAACATATGCATTAACTGAGTTCTAGCAAGATTCTTTCTTACCATAACAAAATTAGCATCCCTAAATAAAAAGTCTCTACTCATTGGGTCTACAAAAACATCTTGAGGGTCAATCCTTTTAAATATTACTTCACCTTTACCCCTGTCAGCATCTCTGTCAACATCAACAAAAAAGTAGCCAATACCCTTAGTTAAACTGTCTAAAACAATTTGACCATATAAAGATTTACCATTTGAATTATGCCAAGCGTAGTCAGCTATATCAGAATGTACTTGAGCAACATCAGTATCACTTCCTTCTACACCAACTGCTTTCCATCTAGGGTTGTTAGCTGTTACAAAGTATTTCATTGTTTCAACAATTGGAGTTACCCTATTGATAGTAAATGTAGGCATACCAGATTCAGAAAGAGCGTCTTCTTCTTCTTTACTTAGTTGTTCATTCAAGTAAAAATCATAAGACTTTTGGCTTAAAGATGCCCATCTACTTCTATGAGCATTATTAGCTCTATCCCATAACTGTTTATTTATTTGTGCTTTTTGTTTTTGAGTAGCCATTAAAATTTAACCCCATATCCTTTTTGTCTCATTACTTCATATAATTTTGGAGCAACAATGCTATGTGTATATCCTTCATCTGTTGTCTTGTCTAAATACACATCTTCACCAGCATGAACTCTAGACTCTTCTTTCATTTTTTGTTTAAACAAACCTTTTCTTGTAGAATGGTGAGTCCATTGTTTAGGATTTGACCATTGTATAGCGTGAGAAAGTTCTTCAACAAGGTCTCCACCAATATCAACACCTTCTCTTACTTCAACCTTATCTTTACCAAATTCAGATTTCCATTTAGACCAAAAAGTTTGTTTTTTACCAGAGTGTTCTCTCATTAAATAATCTACATCTCTAGGAACAAACTTAGGTTGACGTACTCCTTTAGTTTTTATTTTAGGCTTTCCCGCCATTCTCCATAATTCCTTAACGCCTTCCATTTCATAATTCTGACCTTCTCTTATCCCACCTTTTTCAGTTGAAAACATAATACTGCTACCTAAAGCTTTATCTATGTTTTCTTCTCTAGATTCATATAGAAGACCTATTAATGGAGCTTCACCAACTTTATCCATTAAGTTTAAAAATTTTTCTCTATTTGATGTTGGAGGCATTAATCTTCTATTTCTTGAATATTAACATTAGGTTCTGAATTAATAACTCTACCCATGACGGATTGGTCTTTTTTTTTTGCTTGTTCTAAAGCAGAAAATGCTATGTTAGTATTTGTTTGAGCTTCTGTTGCCCATTTTTTTCCTGCTTCTACACCTCTAGATTTCCAAGTTGTTTTCCAAAAGTCAACAAAGGTATCAACAAGTTCTTTATCTCCCATATTTTTAGCTCTCTTTGCTGTGGATGTTCCTAAATTTGAAAGTATATTTTTTCTGGTATTTTTACTTATTTTACCAGACCTTGAACCAGTAACAATATCTATAAAACCACCTCTCCCTTGTTGATGAGTTAAATAACCTGCTAAATCATCTGGTATATCTAATGATTTGTAATATTCTTTTAAACTTATTTTTTTACCACTTTTAAATAGAACTTCATCTTTTAAATTCTTTTTAGTCATTTTTATAGCCGCTCTAGCACTTTTACCTAAATCTTTTCTGTAGTCAAAACCTTCTCCAACTAATCCATATTCTTCTCCAGTTTTTTTACCAAACTGAAATCCTCCAGTATATCCTAGTTTATTAACAACTTGAGAATCACCAGAAGACTCAACCATATACATAGCAATTAAACTATCTAAGGGAAAATTTTCTTCTTTAGCTATATTAGATAGTATTTTATATTCTTCTTGCTTTGTTTTTCTTTCTGCCATTATTTCCTCCAAAGGGTTATTGGTTTACTTACTTTAACATTCCAATCGTACCCTGTACCGAATGGACTTTTTGATTTTTTATATCTAAAATCTAATCCTATGTCTTTAGGTAGATTAAACTTAGCTCTTCCATGAGTACCTACATCTATTGAAAACTCACCTTTGTTAACACCAACTTTCATACCGACTAGGTCTTTAAGACTTGATTGCATAAACTTTTCAGGCTCAGGTTCAGGAGAGAGCTTTCTTAAACTTTCTTTTACAGTTTGATAAGAATAGGGAGACATATCGGGTTTGCCACTTGCACTAGAAAGGATTCTTCCAACATTCCAACTTGTATCAAGTTGAGCAGTTGAAGTTGTATCAGTATATGTTTTATTTGGCTCTGCCACAATAACCTCCTTAAATGTGACTAGTTAAGCAACTATCCAGCTCTTTGGCTTTTTCCTTGGAACATACCAAGATTTAGTATTTTCGTTCCTTTCAATATTGGGTGGAAAAGCATGAAGTTGAGAATAATATAGAGTTTCTATAGTATCATCATGAGCCATTCTCGGTCCGAATGTAATAATTTCGTTTATTAAATCAAACATATTATCTCGCACATGAATTGTACCCATACTAAACCTTCCAGATAAGCCAGAATAAACCCTATTCATCTTGTTTGTACCCCCAGGTTTTTCTGGAATAACAGATATATCAAACTTATTAAGTCTTCGTCTTTCTTCATTCAATGCTTGAAATACACTTCTATTCATAGCTACATCTTCAACAGTACTTGATATAGCGTGGTACTTTTGGTGCATTTCCATTATATAATCTACAACACCTTTTTTACCAGTATTTTCACCCTCTAGTGTCTTTTGACCTATCGTGGGTATAGAACGATGTCTTTCGTATTCTAATACATAGAGATTATTTTCTTTATCAATAGCAATAACCATGATAACAGAAAAGTCAGACTCTTTAGTATTAATATCAGTAGCAGGGTCACAGCCAACAAAGGTGTTAACTGGAACTTGTTCGCCACCGATAATAATGTAGTTTTGATTTGTTTCTGTGTCATATTCATAGTATCCCTTCCAATATTTTATATGATGTCTTGTCCATAAAGCATCTTCAAGACTTTGAACTTCCATCATATACTCTTGATAAAACTTTGATGGTTGTCCAGAATCTTGATAAAATTTCTTCTTTTCCTCTAGTTTTGATGTTGGAAACCAACCTTCCCATAACGGAGAACCATTAGGTAAGACAGCTTTGTAAGTCACTAGTTTCCAAGCAAATTCTTTATTATCGCCCTTAGCCCTCTCATGGTTGATAAGAAGATTGTTGATAAAAGAATCATAATGCACAGGAGTACCGTTAACACGAAGACGACCAGTATGAGGCTCGATTGCAGGATAAACGACAGCAGTAACGAGATTCGCATTTTTATCCCTTGCTTCTCTTGTGATTGTGTTTGCTTCGTGTTCGAAGTCATCGAGTACGATGAGGTCGTATCGTTTGTGTAGCTTTGCTCCTCCTCGTATCCCCGCGACATTGCTTTTCGAAATGAGTTTGCATCCATTAGATAATTCTACATCCTCCTCTGTCCATTTAGAACCTTTAAGTTTACCAAAATAGTATATGAACCTATCATTAAACTCAAGATGATGTTTAATATAGTCCATATTACCAACACTAAGTTTTTGAGTAGCAGACACCCAAGCATAAAAAAGCATATCATCTTTAGGGCAGAATACAAAGTCTTTAAGTATTGATGCTTTTGTTAACATT